GTCGTTGTCTCCTTGATCTTCATGGTATGTGGCGGTCACCCGGTCGATGAATTCGCAGAAATCCTCCCACGCCTCAATCCATCCATAGCGCGGACTGGTGCCATAATTGCCGAAAAGGTAGACCCCAATCATCCAGAAGAGTTGGATCTGGTGCTTGTCCGCCGGTGCCAGCTGGTTGAACCAGGCGTCCAGCTTGTCCCCGAAATAATGCAATCCGTCGCGTGGGTTGTAGTCCACTACACCGGGCTTTTTCCACTCCAGGATCTTCTCGGCCAGGCCGTTGTACCAGGTCACCGCGTCCAGGGCGTCCAGCAGCTCCTCCTGGTCCAGGTCGATCATTGTTTTCCCCTTCCTTCCTCTACCTTGTTCGGCCCTTTGTAATGCGGGCAATTGATCCGAACCTGGCCGCCAACTTGTGGCCTCATTGGGCACCGCAATTTCACGCATGTGTTGCAGTCTCCATATTTGCGTATTCGGATCCCCGCCAGGTAATTCTCCCTGACAACAGTCAGGGCCAGCCGTCTCTTTTCCTTTTTCTTTGCTCTCGCCTTCTCGATCATCCGGTCTATTATCCGGAATACCTCATCAACCTCTATGCTGGCCATTATTCGCCCCTCCATCCGTCCAGGCTACCGCGGTCAGCAGCCGCTTCCGCATGTTCTGCATTTCCTGCTCCACCACGTCCCGGAGGATTGGCGCCGGCTTCCCGATCCACTTGGTTTTGAACCACTCCACCGTGCGCCGGTAAGTATCCTCGCCATAATCCGCGCTCTCATACCATTCCAGATCATGGAGGACCTTGACGAAATCTTCCAGCATCCTGTCCAGGACCGGATCCAGCATCCGCCCGCCGTAAGTTTCCTGGACCTTGTAGCACATATAATCGAAGCTGCCGCCGCTCACTGCTTCCACCTCTCGATCTCGCAGAGTTTTTTGAGCGTCTCAAGGATCGCATAGAGCGCGTCCACGATGATCAGCCAGCCAACAAATCGGAGAACAATCCGCAGCCACTCAGCCATCCTCGCTCGCCCTCCTTTCTCCGTTCGCGCAGAACCAGTCCGGGTCAGGCAGCCACGAGTAATAAGGGTCATCGCATTGGCATGGGCACTTGTCATCCGGGAAAACCGGCGTTGGCTCTTCTCCCCATAGCAGGTTGCTTGTGTCAGCGTGCCCGCAATGGATACAGTCACGACAACGAACAATGTCTGTTGCCTTCTCTTGATCAGTCATTCCTGCGCCTCCTCAGTCAATCTCAGCGATGGACTCCACGAAACAGTTGTAGTAGATGTATCGCTTTCCCTCGAAATCGAATTTCACATAGCCGCCAGAATTGGCAGCCAGGTCAATCCGCCCGCTGTACCGCGCGATCACTTGGCCGTCCGCCGTGTACACTGTGATCGTTCGCTCCATGCCGTTGCTCAGGTTGCTCTGCTCATCGATCAGCGCCCTGCTGCCGCTGGCTGTGTTGTTGTACCACCAGGTCATCCCGAAGTACAGGACAGCGATGAGCACAGCCATGATCAGACCGATGATGACTCCATGCCACCACTTGCCAAGCTCTGAAAAGATGGCGACTCCAATGCACAGAATAAGGAATGAGACTATTCCAAACAGAATCCATCCACCGACTGTCATCCCTGCACCTCCTCCGGCGCTCCCGGCAACAGCATCCAGTGCGTGATCCGGTCGTCCGAGTACGCACTCCCGCCGACGAAGTGACTACCGTCGAACACCATGAACGTCATGCCGCCACCGCGCAGCCACACCAGACAGGTGTTGCCACGTTCCGGCATCCGGTCCTTGACGCTGATCCAGCCGCGCGCGGGTTCTCTCAGCATGGCGAGAGCGTCCCGGACGCACTGGGCATCGTCGTGATACCCAGCCATGTCCAGACCAATGCCGATCTCTACAAGCTGTGTCAGCACTTTTTTCCGATCAGCCACGCCCCGCTCACCTCCCCAACTCCATCACGACCACGTTTGCCACGTCCGCCGGAATCCGCCCGGCCTGAGCCATGCGCTGCACCAGGTGCTTGGCTGCCATCAGCCGGTTGAACATCTGGTTCCGGTCCTCCTCCAGCCTGGCATAGCGCTCGTCGTTCAGCACAAGCTCCAGCGCGTTCATGATCACCCGGTACTTGGTCATGGTCCGGTTTGTGGACCGGCTGCCGGTGTAGCCGTAGCGCTCCTGGGCATCCTGCCACAGGCGCTCAAGCCGCGCGATCTCCTCCTCCACGATCTTGCGCTCTTCGTTGTCAATCATTCCCGGGCACCTCCTCCCACCAGGCGATCACCGTGGAGATGATCGTGCTCTTCCCGTTGATCCAGTAGCCCTTGCTGGCGTTGATCGGCGGCGACCAGCGGCAGCGGTCCTCATACGGCGGCCGGCGTCCGATGCCGCGCCGAAGGACGCGGTACTCGCCCCAGGCCGGCGGCTGTCTGTCAGTGCAATAGATCCACATCGTTCTCTCTCCTCTCACATCAGCACCCGGTCACTCACAATCGACCACACCCCGCCCACGGTCTCCCGCAGCCACCGGACGGCCGCCCGCGCGCTGTCCATTTCCTGTATCCGCAGCGCATAGTCCCGGCTGCGGGTGATCTGGGGCGCGCCTGCCGCATCGGTGCCCGCGTACCATACCGCCGGCAGCGTGTCCACCCGCATGAGCAGCAGCGGACGATGGAACTTCATGTCACATCACCCCCTTGATCTCGTCCAGGCCGAGGCTCAAATCTGCGTACATACACTTCTCCGACCCCCTGGCCACCCGTACCTGGTGCGGCAGGCAGTCCTCCAGCGCCTTGCGGTGCGGGCAGTGCCGGCCCTCCACCTCGGTCTTGTCGCATAATAAGCAGTTGTTCTCGATCAGCACGTTCAGCACATAGTCCAGGGCGGTGGCGGGCACGTACACCCAGGAGCTGGCGTCCATGGTGGCGATCCCCGGCGCCTCGGTCTTGACGTAGACGCGGGTCATGGAGAAGTTGCGCTCGATCTGCTGTAATTTGTTCACCGGCACGGTGGAGAGCAGGGCGCGGATGATGCGGTCCATCTTCACCTGGATCATGCGGAAGTCCCGCCAGATCCCGCCGCCCAGCTTGCGCAGGCGCGCCTCCAGGACAGGCCCGGCGACCTGGTAGGTGGAGAGCACCGCGAAGAGTGCCTGCATGGCGGCGTACTCCCGGCCGTTCACCGGATCGGTGAAGCGGTTGATCTCCTGCGGGATGTTTTTCGGCTGCTTGACCTTAAGCACCGACGCCCACCTCATCCCGGATCTCCGCCAGCAGGGCGTGGATGCGGTGGATGGAGGCGGCCAGGCGCGCGGTCTTCTCCCCGCTCAGGTTGCGCATCTTCTTCTCCGCCATGGCCTTGTTGGTACGCCGGATGCGCTCCTCGTTGCTGATGCCGGGCAGGTGCTCCGTGTTGCGGTATAACTGCGTCGCCATGTTGACATAACTGAGGGTGATCCCCATCTCCTGTGCGATCTGCTTCTGCGTTTTTCCGGCCTGCATGCTTTCATAAGCGGCCTTGCCGATGGTCCAGACCTTACCGCCCCGCGGGACGGTGCGCTGCTTCCGCGGTGCCTTCGCCGGTTCGGACTCCTTCGCCATCGTCACCACCTCCACGGGCAGCGGCTGGGCGGGCGGGTTCGCCGCCGGCGCGGGCTTTTTCGGCTTTTCAGGCACGTGCGGCGGGATGCCGGCCTCGTCCTCTCTCAAACACTTCCAGGAGCACCAGAGCACCTTGCGCTTCACGTTCTTATAGGCCCACGACGCCGTTGGGATGAACTCTTTCCCGCACTGCGGGCACCGGCGGGTGTGGATGTTGAGGGTGTGGTTCATGCTGTCACCTCCAGCTGTACGCCCTCGGCGATTGCCTGCCGGGCATGGTCCAGGATCCACTCGTGGGGGATCTGGCTGTCATACTCTACGATCACGCTGCCGGTCTTCTTGTTGTAGATCACGCGCTGGTTCGCGATGAGGCCGGCGGAGATGAGCTGCTTGTAGATGGCCAGCTTCTCGTCCGGGATGCCGTGGGGCCAGTAGTCACGGCAGGGAATGTCACAGGGTGGTGTCACGGGTTTCCCCTCCAATCCTTTCGTAGATGATGGTGATGCCGGGGCGGTCGCTCCAGGTCTTGGAGATCAGCTCACAGCAGACCCGGCTGTCATCGACCCAGAAGCCCAGGCGGGTCATGACGTCCTTCAGCGCCTTCACCAGGTTGTCGGTGTCCGGGCGGGTGATTCGCCACTCGCCGTCCTTGTGGGACTTCCCGCGGGGGAAGCGCCACTCGGTGACCAGGCGGATCGGACCGTCCAGGGGCGCGTCTGGGATGTAGGGGCGGAGGGCTGCCTGCAGGGTCCGGAAGGTCTGCTTCGCCCTGGCGCTCTTGTAGTGCACTTGTTTGCCGTTGATGGTGGCCACCTTGTTCTCCTGGCTGGTGGCCGTCGGCGGTGTGATGTTGAGGTCGATTCTCATGTCCGGTTTTGTCCTTTCTCGCGCGCGTAGAGGCGTCGGAGGAAGAGGACAGCCCTGCCCCTGCGGGCTGTACCTTCCCGGATGCCTCTCAGGCTTTTCCGGTGCCGGTAACAGGACAGGACATCTCTCTATATAAATGACTTGTCCGCTTTTTGTCCGGTCACAGGAGGCCCTTTTCTTCCAGTGTGTCCTGCCATCTTCTGACGGTTCTTTCGCTGACGCCCAGATCCCGGGCGTACTCGCTTTGTGTGCGCCGGTGTCCGAAGCTGTCGTCCATCTGGATCAGCTCAAGCAGCTTCTCACGTCCGCCTTGTGCTCTGGCTTTGTTTGCGACCGCTCCTTTTTCGCGGCTGTCTGTCATGCTGCGCTCGGACTCTTCCAGCTTCGCGCTTTCCAGGAAGCCGTTGTCGTCGATGATGTGCAGCGGCCAGGAGAAGAAGAGGTCGATGGGGTCGATGCGGGCGAACTCCCGGAGGGTGGCGTCCAGGCGCCAGGCGGTGATCTTTTCGTCGCCGTACTCCTGGACCACGGCGGGGCGGATCTCGTCGGGGATGTGCAGCTCGATCATGTCCAGGAGGGCGTCTGCGTCCCTGGCGAAGACCCCGGAGCCGCTGGCCCGGTCCATGGAGGACTTGGCGCCCTGGGCTCCCTTGCTGTGATGGTGGGCGTAGATGATGGAGGCGCCGGTGTTGGCCAGCTTGTCCATGGCGTTGCAGAACTTGGCCACCTCGGAGGCGGCGTTTTCGTCTGCGATGCCCAGCTTATAGATCGGGTCCACGATGATGGCGGCGTAGGGCTGCCGGGCGGTGGTGCGGATGATCTGGGGCACCAGCTTCTCCAGGCTCTCAGCCTTGCCCCGCAGGTGCACGATGTCGATCTGGTCCGGGTGGATGTCCTCCAGGCCCAGCTTCTTGTAGACGTTGATCACCCGATCGTCGAAGGAGGCCTCGTCCAGCTCCATGTTCAGGTAGAGCACCCGGCCCTGCTGACAGCGGAAGCCCAGCCACCGCATGCCCTCGGCGATGGAGATCGCCAGCTCGATAAGGGCGAAGGTTTTCCCTGCCTTGGAGGAGCTGACCAGCATCATCTTGTGGCCCTGGCGGAGGATGCCCTCGATGAGCACGGGCTTGAGCTTCGGCGGGTCTGCGATGATGTCGCCCATGTTCGCCAGGGTCAGGGGCTCCACCATCTCATCCTCGATGTAGCGCTGCCAGCTGACATAGTCCTTCTCTCCGATGTCGTGGGCGACGATGTACTGCATCACGCTGCCGCGCTTGAAGCCGGGGAGCCGGCTCAGCCGGCTGGGGTTCTTGTCCTGGGTGTCCACCACCAGGCCGTACTTGCGGCAGACTGTGTAGAGGTAGTCCACCCGCTCCTGGTACTGCTTGAAGTCCACGGCGCCGATCTCCACAATGGCGTGGAGGCTCTTGCCGCCGGAGTGCACCAGCATCCGGATGGGCAGGCGCAGCTCCTGCAGGAGGCGGTACTGGGTTTCGATGTCCTGGGCGTCGCTCTCCACCAGCGCGTAGCGGTGGGCGGTGATGTTCTTGTTGGATCTGCCGCAGCCGTCCACGGGGTTGAAGCAGACCCAGACGCCGGCCTCCTGGTTCACGGTGCCGAAGGTGTCCTCCAGGTTGTCCGGGTGCTTCTTCAGGCTCTCCAGGAGCTGCCCCGCGGTGCGGGTGCACACACCCCGGTTGCCTGGCTTCCACTTGCCATCCTCGGCCTGCATGGCGTTGGTGACGTAGCAGACGAAGTCGTCCGGGTCGAAGAGGGCGGCCAGGTAGTCGGAGACGTCGCGGATCGGGCTGTACTCCGTGGGCGGAGGCGGCATGGGGTCGGTGTCCTGGCCGTACCAGCCGCTGGTGTCGATGGGGGTGCCGTCGGCGATGATGTCATCGTCCCAGCCGTAGGTGCGCTGGCCGGCGGCCGGGGTGTAGCCGTACTGCTCGGCCATGTGGTAGATGGTGCCCATGGTGACGCGGGTGGAGCCGTTGCCGAAGGTGGCCCATTTCCGGTCGCACTCGCCGGGATGGTATCGGCTGTCGGCCTGGCTCCATTCGTCCCAGAGGGCGCAGGGGAGGCCCTCCTGGTGGAGGGCCATCCCCACGTCTACCCATTCCTGGTAGCTCAGGGACGCGCATGGGATCGCGGCCAGCAGCTGGCGGGCGGTGGTGGTGTCGGTCATGTCACGCCTCCCGTCTGCGGTACTGGACGCGCCACGGATGGCGCTTGTCATGGCAGGCGCGGCAGAGCGTGATCCCGTTGTTCACGTCATAGGCCAGGTCGGGGAAGAGTGCTTTCGGCTTGACGTGGTGTGCCTCAATGTCTTCGGTGCTGCCGCACTCAACGCACTTGTGGCCGTCCCGTTCCAGTACCTCAAAGCGCCATTTCCGAAGCCGGCTCTGCTGCCGGCCTTCGTTTTTCAGCTTCGGCACGTTCGTCCACCATCCGCAGGCCTTGTCCTGGCACTCAACGCGCCCCTGGAGTGTCCCGTTGGAGCAGGTAATCACCCTGAACCGGGTGAAGATGCCGCATTTCGGGCAGGTCGGATGCCGCTTTGCGAACTCGTCCTCCAGCGCCATCAGAAGGCCCCCTTCTTGAATGCCCGCTGGGGTGCGGCCTCCTCCGGGTCGAAGAAGCGGCGGAGCTTGTTGTTCTGGCGCTGCTCGCCGTTCTGGGTGGTGTAGGTGTCCACGAAGATCTGGCAGCGGCCGTGCTCGCCCTGGCAGTGGTCGAATTGGCGGGCGTTCACCGGCTCGCCGTGCTTCTTCATGCCGATGGAGCGGAAGAAGGCGCTGACCTTCCAGATCATCCGCTCGCAGAGGTAGAGGTTTTCCACCACCAGGCCCTTGCCGCGCTCGCCGCCGTCCACCCGCAGGAAGACCTTGGCCATGTTGCAGGGCGGGATGGTCTTGCTGCCGTCGTACCAGGTCTTTTCCACCTTCACCACCTCGAAGGGGTAGTTGCCTTCCGGCAGCAGCACGCTCTCCAGCGATTCGCCGCCGTCCTCAACGATGTCGTCGTCCCAGTCGTAGGTCTTCATCTGGATCTCGCTCATGTGTATGTCCTCCTTAAATTAGAATGGCAGGTCGTTGATGATGCTCATCATGGCTTTGCTGACGTCGTCCCAGGCCTCAATCAGCACGTCCCGGATGAAGTCCAGGTCATAGTCCCGGACCAGTGTCGTGAGGGGGTAATAGCCCTTGTCGGCCACCACAGTCTGCAGGGCCATCACGTCCGCGACCCTCTTCTCCTTCATCAGCTCCCAGAGCCGGGCCAGGGCCTTGTCCTTCTCCTGGTCCTCGCTGACCATGGAGGCGGGGCGCTCGATGGTCACCTGGACTTCGGCCTTCTTCCTGGGCTTCTTCGCCTCCTGGACCGGTGCGGGCTCCGGTGCCGGCACAGCAGCGGGCGCGACGTCGAAGAGGTGGGCGATGGGCTCGAAGTCGAAGGGCAGCGGGTCCTCCAGGCCGAAGCGGTTCTTGGCGTCCCAGCAGGCGCTGCGCTCGGTGTACATCACGCGCTTCTTGCCGCCGGTGGCCTTCTTCTTCCCGTCCTGGGTGGTGACCACGTCGGTGCGGTAGTTGGCGAAGAGCAGCAGGTCGGCCCACTCCTTCACAAGCGGGGCAATGTTCTTCTGGTTCAGCTTCAGGGCGAAGCGGTCGTAGCTGCCCAGCTCGTCCGGCTGCTCGAACTTGCTGATGATGGCGTGGGCCACCAGCACCACGTTCACGCCCAGGTCCTTCAGGGCGGAGAGCTTGTCCAGGAGGGTGCGGATCTTGTCCTTGGCGAAGGTGTAGCCCTTGCCGTAGGGGATGTCCTCAATGCCGCCCACCTTCTTGTCCTCGCAGACAGCCCGGAAGGCCAGGGCCTCGGCCCAGTCGATGGTGTCGATCACCAGGGTGCCCAGCTCGCCGGGGTTCTTCAGGAACCAGTCCACGGCGTCCAGGATGTCCTGCCACCGCTGCGGCGGGTCCACCCTGGCCACGTCCATGTTGGAGGTGCTGCCCTCGGTGTCGATGAAGACAGCCCGGGGGAACTTGGCGGCGAAGGTGCTCTTTCCGATGCCCTCCGGGCCGTAGATCACGACCTTCTTCGCCGTGGGGATGATGCCTCTGGAAATGTTCACGGGATTGCTCCTTTCTTAGTTATCTCAGAAAATGGACGGACGCAGCGGCCAGGCTTCGCGGCGGCGGAGGTAGGTGTGCCAGATAGGATTCCTCCATGCCGAGCCCGGCGGCGCGGGGTGAAAGAGGTAGCCGTTTCCCCCTCTGCAGGGCGCTGGCCGTCCGGGGATCACGCGGGCGTTGGCAGCACCCGCGGCAGTTCAGAGTAATCGTCACTTGATGATGGTGGAGACGTGCGTCACGATCTGCGCGCCGGGGACGGCCACGCCCTCCTCGATCAGCTGGCGCACGCCGGCCTTGCTGATCTCAGGCTCCCGGTAGCGCAGGGCGGTGTCGCCGTGCTCGGTGGAGCGCTGGGCCCACTCGATCAGCGCGTGCTCATCCTCCACCTCCACCGCCGGCGTCCGGCGGTAGCTGACGGAAACCAGCGGGGTCTTCAGCTTCTCCCCGTTCAGGATGATGCCCAGGTACTGGCGGAGGGATTTCGCCTTGTTCTGCGCGGCCCGTTTCCGGGCCATCAGGCGGGTCAGCTCGCCGTCAATGGCCTGCACCTCATCGTCCAGGTCGAGGGCCCACAGGGCCATGTTTTCGGCCTTCTGTGTGCGCTCCATCTGCAGCTGCTCGAAGGCCGTCACGTCCAGGATCTCGCCGGTCTCGGGGTCGGTCAGGGCCAGGATGGCCTCATCAATCTCGCGGAAGGTGGCCATGCTCACACCTCCGATCCCGTCAGCGAGGGCTTCGGCTGCTCGCCGTCCTCACCGGTACAGGCTTCCAGCACCGCGGCGGCGCTCAGCTCATAGCCGTAGGCCAGCCACTCCCTGCACAGTTTGCCCAGGTCGTAGCCGCTCATGGCGTTCCAGATGTACATGATGGCGGTGGTCTGGGCGGTGCGCTCGGCTACGTCCACGGGGGTGTCGATCCTCAGCTTCCAGCGCATCACCCGGGCCTCGTAGCCGTTCGCCTCCACGTACTGGATGGCGGCGTCGCTGCCGATCTGGGCCATCGCGCGCAGGTCGTTTGCATTGCGTACCATGTTCTCGTCCGTCCTTTCTTGTCGCTTTTTTCGTCTCAGTTGTCAGGTGCCGCCGCTCAGACAAGCCACAGCGGCATCAGGAAGCCCGCGCCCACCAGCAGGGCGGCAGCCGCCCACTTCAGGGCGGTCAACAGTTCGCGGAGCTCTGCGCGGTCTTGTGCGGTCATGGTGTCCTCGTCCTTCCTTGCATTTGTCGGTCTTGTGTGGTACAATGTGGGCGTTGGGGAGTGGTGTCCCCGGCGTCCTTTCGGCCCGGTGTGCTGGCGCGTCAGCCGCCGGGTTTTTGCGTACTCAGAGCCTGGGCCAGGTCATGGGCCCGCCGGCTGAGCGTCCGGGTCAGACCCTCCTGCAGGGTCAGCAGCTCGGCCAGGTCTGCCCGGGCGGCATCGCTCCCGCAGCCCAGGTCGTCGGCCTGGCAGGCCATCAGGGTGGCCACCGCGGCGATCTGTCTGGCCAGGGTGGCCACGGTGTCCGCCTGCAGCCGCGGGTCGGTCGTTGTCTGCGCGTTCATGTCTGTTGTCTCACCTCCTCCCTCTCCTCGATGCCGGCATAGACCTCCAGGACGCCCTCCGGGATGGCCCTGCCGTACTGCATCCACCAGAGGAAGGCGCGCCGGGGAATCTTCACCCGGTTGCCAATGATGATCACCGGGAAGCCCAGCCCTTCCGGGTTCTCCCTGGCGGCTCGGTTGATGCCGTAGGGGTCGGCGCCGATGACCTCCGCGACGTCCGTGGGGGTGAGCACCTCCTTGGTGCTGCGGGTGATCTCGTCGATGGTCACGCTCTCGCCTCCTCTTGCTGAAGCCGCCGCAGGTCCTCCCACCGTTCAAACCAGCTGTGGGTCTGGTTGCGGCAGTCTTCCTTGTTGTCGTAGAGCTGGGAGAGGTAGATCCCGTGGTACGGGCCCGAGTCCCAGCCGTCGTCCACGTGCACCAGGCGGCCGCCCACCTGGCGGTAGCAGCCGTAGGCCGTGCCGTCCTTGTGGGGGTAGCAGTCCAGGGCGAAGACCCGGATCACGCGCTCGGTGCCGCTCTTGTTCTGCAGGAAGTAGTACTCGCCAAACTCCAGCGTCGGGTCCGGCGGGTTGGGGATGTAGGCGGCGATCATCTGCGCCTCGCGCTCTGTCATATGGTGTCCGTCCTTTCTTCCGGCAAACTAACTTAAAGTTAGACCCTGCCGAAAAAAATATAGTCGATGGGATACTTGTACAGCTCCGCCATCTGTACGGCCTTGTCGTAGGGCGGCATGGTGTCGCCGTTCTCCCAGCTGCGGAGGGTCGCCGGCGTAACGCCCAGGGCCTCGGCTGCGTCCTTCTGCAGGAGATGCGCATTGACTCGGGCGGCTTCCATGCTGATCTTGGGCGGGACGATCATCGTCATTTCTCTCACCTCCTCCCGGATAACCTGCTCCCATTATACTCACTTAAAGTAAGATGTCAATACCGAAAGTTAAATTTTCTTTCGCTGGGAGTTGCTTTTTCTTCCTTTGGGTGTATAATGAAGATACACCACTCAGACAGGAGGTAGTAAAATAATGGCCGATGACGCGAGAGAAATCTTCGTCCGAAACCTGGCCGAGCTGATGCGGCGCCGCGGCGTCACACAGGCCGACATCGTGGTTAACCTGGGCGTGACCTCCGCCACCGTCTCCAACTGGTGCACCGGGAAGAAGTACCCGCGCATTGACGTGATGCAGAAGCTGGCCGATTACCTGCAGGTCGGGCTCTCCGCCCTTACCACGGAGGACGGCCTGAAGATGGTGGCCGACATGGACCGCCTGGAAGCCCTCCACCAGAATCCGCGGCTGGGCCTGCTGTTCGACCGCCAGCGCCGGATGAGCGAGAGCGACGTGGAGTTCATGCTCCAGATGGCTGATCGGATTCTCCAGGAGCGTGACGGCGAGTGATTGACGAGTACGACGAATACCGGGTGATCTATCAGAACCTGCCCGTGTCCATCCGGGGGTTCTGCTTCCATGACGATGACGGACGGATCACGGTGGTGCTCAATGCCCGGCTCACGCGGGAGCTGAACCGGGCGAGCATCGCCCACGAGATCACCCACATTCTCCGCGATGACCTGGACGATCCATCATACATAGAGTATCCGACCGACACATGAAAGAGGAGGACGCCACCATGAAGCGCATCCTGTCCCTGATCCTGGCCCTGCTGATCCTGCTCACCGCTACAGTTGTGACAGCCGAGGACAAAGACCCCATTGTGGGCGGCTGGTACACCTACATGGAAGTGCAAGACGGTCCGATGGTGGACACCCTGGGCAATTACACGGTACTGCTTATCGGTCTGATCTTTGAAGAGAACGGCAGCATCAGGCTGTTTGAGCATGACTTCACGCCCACGGACTGCAACACGTCCGGCCCCGGATTCAGCGGCAAGTGGTCAGTCAAGGCCGATGGCTCTTATGATGTCTCCATCATGGGCGCCGGATCTGGCACCGGTTACCTCAAAGACGGCATTCTCTACCTTCCGATGACAGAATCCGTCTACTATGCGTTTCAACCGTTTGTTCATATGGATTGGTACAGCGACATCATTAATGACAACATCCTGAAGCTCAAACTTGGCTTGTGAGGTGATCGCCATGCTCTGCCCGAAGTGCGCCCGCGAGATCCCGGACGACGCCGTGCTCTGCTGCTACTGCGGGCGGCGCCTCACCGCTGCCGGCGGCGCTCCGAAAAGGCGCGGCAACGGCCAGGGCACCGCCTTCCGCCGGGGCCGCACCTGGAGCGCTCAGGTGGTGGTGGGCTACCGCCTGCCGGACGATCCGGCCAAGAAGCCCATCTCCATCAAGCGCACCAAGGGCGGCTTCCGCACCAAGGCGGAGGCCCTGGCCGCCTGTCCGCTCCTGCTGTCCGGCGGGATAGAGCGTCCGCAGCAGGCCCCGCGGCTCTCCTGGTACTGGGACGCCTACACCCGCGCGGAGTACCAGCAGCTGTCGAAGTCCAAGCAGACCGCCTACCGAATCGCCTGGGGCAAGCTGTCCCGGATCCACGACGCCCGGATCGACACGCTCACCGCCTCCATCCTCCGCGACACGGTGGCCGAGGCCGCGCCCACCTACTACACCGCCAAAGACTGCAAAACCGTGTTAACGATCCTCTTCAACCTGGCAGCCGCCGACCGCTACGCAGACAAGGACACGCCCTCGTTTATCACCCTGCCGCAGCTGCAGGAGAAGGAGCGTCAGCCCTTCACGGTGGAGGAGCAGACGGCGCTCTGGCGGCTGTATGAGTCCGGCGACATCCGGGCGGCCATCCCGCTGCTGATGATCTACACCGGCATGATGCCCGGCGAGGCGCAGGCCCTGAAGGTGGAGCACATAGATCTGCAGGCCCACACCATCACCGGCGTCGGCATGAAGACAGCCGTCCGCCGCTCGGCGCCCATTGTCCTGCCGGAGGCCATCCTGCCCCTGGTGAGCGACCTGATCGACCGCGCCCAGGCCAGCGGCTACATCTGGTGCCACAACACGGACGTCTTCTATGCCGATTACTACGCCGCCCTGGAGGCCGCCGGCTGCCGCCGCCTGACGCCCTACTCCTGCCGCCACACCACCGCCACCGCCCTGGCCATTACCGAAGGCATCGCCCCGCAGACCGTGCGCAAGTACATGCGCTGGTCCACCACCAAGATGCTGGACCGCTACGCCCACCCGCAGACCGCCGATGTCCAGGAGGCCGCCAGCGCCCTCAAGCGCCCCGTCTGATCCGGCTGATTGTTGGGAACAGGCTGTTGGGAATAACCCATCCTGCACTCTGCCTGTGTTGGGAACTGTGTTGGGAGTAGCGGACAATAGCGCACAATTCTGCGCCAGAGAAGCCCCAAAAACAGACAAAAAAAGAGCCCCGCAGATCCAGTATCTGCGGGGTTTTTGGCGGAGAAGCCGGGATTTGAACCCGGGCTGGCGGTAAAGCCACTACTCCCTTAGCAGGGGCGTCCAAAACTGCTCATCTGTGCGCATTTCGTGCGCCGGTGTTGGGAACGTGTTGGGAATAGTTACTCCCCCGCTTCATCCGGCACTTCCGGCAGCCCGGCCACGCTGGTCAGCAGGCTCAAAATCCCCGCCAACAGCGACGCGCTGCCCACCATGATCCAGTTGACCTCCGACAGCACCGCGGAGGTGCCGATGGTGGCCACGGCTGTCTGCGCGATGGTCTTCACGGCGCGGATGCCGGCAGCGGCGAACCACTTGCCCCAGTCTCTTTTTTTCATGCGCTCACCTTCTTCTTCAAGTCAGAAATCTGTTCTCCCATGTCCTTGATCTTGACCTCCACGGCGGTCATGCGCTCCACCAGGCCGTTGTG